GGGCTAATCATTAAGGGCGTTACGTCACAGAATGCGGATACTCTGGTTATTAAATCTTCCAGCGATTCTGTTTTGGTAAGAGTTGACTCAAATGGTGGAGTCTTTGCAAACACCGTTTCAACTTTAAATAGTTATATAAAAATTGGCGAAGAAAATTCAGGTGGATACGTACAATTCAACAAACAAACAAGCACGCCTACAGCCTTTGGAAACGACAAGGCTGGAATCTACTTTAGGACAGGTAACTTGGCTGGAACTTTACGTTTAGCCATCTCTGCTGGAGTATCTGGAGATGAGGTCACATTAGTTGACGATATCCCCCAAACTAGCGGTTTAGCCACATCACGCCTAGGTGTTTCAATAATAGAGGGTGGCTCAGCATGATAAGATTTTATAAAGACTTTCTCCCAAACAGCCTATAAAAAGGAACAAAATGCCAGTATCAACTAAAATTCAACTCCGTAGAGATAATGCATCAGTATGGACCTCAACCAACCCGACGCTAGCCGCTGGTGAAATCGGTTTTGAGACCGACACCCTAAAGTTTAAAGTCGGTAATGGCTCGAATGCTTGGACCACTCTCAAGTATTCACAAGATGCTTCTCTTCTATCAGGTGCTGCCACTCTTACAACTCTTACCACAACTGGTGCCGTAACTATTGGCGGAAACCTAACCGTAAACGGTACAACTACTTCTATTAACTCTTCTACTCTTCAGGTAGACGACAAGAACCTAGAACTAGGCTCTGTTGCTGCAGTTGCTGGAATTTCTGCAACTGTTGAAAGCGGTACATCTACCGTTGAAACAGCAACTTCATACAACTTCATAGTTGGTCAGTCAGTAACCAGAACCGCAGGTGTGGCATACGCTGGTGGAACTATTGCTTCTATCGTAAGCCCTACCGAGTTCACCGTGACTGGTACCTTTGGTGCTACTGGCTCAATAACACTAGATATCGGTGGAGCAACAGACAATACCGCAGACGGTGCTGGTCTAACCGTAAAGGGTGCAACTGACAAGACTTTCAACTACACCAACGCAACCTTATCTTGGACATCAAACCAAGACCTAAACCTTGTAACTGGCAAAGTCTATGAAATCAACGGCACTACCGTTCTTTCTAGCACACAGGTTCTTGGGTTCACTCCTAACACCGCCAACAGTGCGTCAACAATCGTTACTCGTGATGCTTCTGGAAACTTTGCTACTAACACAATCACCGCATCGCTAACTGGTGTTGCCTCGCTTGCTACCAACCTAACTGGTGGAACAGCAAGCAAGGGTGAAATTGTTTATATGTCTGGTGTCAACACCACATCTAAACTAACTGCAACAACTACTAACAACCAAGTTCTTGCTTACAACACAGCAACTAACGCACCGTTCTGGGTGACTCCAAACCTGAGCAACACATACTTTGGAACAACTACTACTGCCGACCAACTTCGTGGAGCACTTGCGGCAAGCAACACAACTGGAACTGGAAACCTAGTATTCGCTAATACCCCTACTTTTACAACTCCAGCACTTGGTGCAGCAACTGGTACATCGCTTAACGTAACTGGTCAGTTGATTTCAACTCAGGCTACTGGAACCGCACCTCTATTGGTATCTTCTAACACAGTTGTAACTAACCTAAACGCCGACCTTCTAGATGGCTACAACACTGCTACAGCAGCCACAGCCAACACTGTTGCAGTTCGTGACACAAATGGTTCTCTGACTGCTAACGTTTTCATCGGTGCTTCGGCTAACGTAACTGGTCAACTTATTTCTACAGTTACAACAGGTACCGCACCATTTGTTGTGTCTTCCACCACTAAAGTTACAAACCTAAACGCTGACACAGTTGATGGTTATGACACAGCAACCGCTGCAACTGCGAACACTGTTGCAGTTCGTGACACCAACGGAAGCGTAACTGCCAACGTATTCATCGGTGCATCTGCAAACGTTACAGGACAGTTGATTTCAACTGTCACTACAGGTACAGCACCTCTTTCGGTTGCATCTACCACTCGTGTTACAAACCTAAACGCAGCCACCGCAGGTGTTGCTGACTCAGCGACTATCGCTGGTCGGGCTAACAACATCACCGCAACTGCAAACAACCTTATATTTGTTGGTGCTACCGCTAACACATTAGCAACCCTTGCTTACTCGACTGGAAACAACGGTCAAGTTCTAGGTATTACCGCTGGTCAGCCAGCGTTTGTCACTCCATCAGCAACTGGCGTTACTAACGTTGCAACTGGTACAGGCCTTACTGGTGGCCCTATCACTACAACAGGTACCATCAGCATTGACCTTGCATCTGCTCTTACCTATACAACCACTCAGCGTATTAACGTCAACTCAGACGTTTTGACATTTGGTATCCGTGCAAATACAACACAGACTGCAAACATCTTTGAAGCAAGAGATGGTGCTGCTGCAATGATGATGTCGTTGTCAAATGTTGGTACACTATTTGCAGTTACAATTGATGGTGGCTCAGCCTAATAACCGTTAAGGATAAGTAGAATGACAACAGACTTTATTTCATTATTGCCTTTAGAAGAACGCCGTACCGTTTTAAAACAACGTATTCAGCAACTTGCAGCCGAAGGATATCAGCATCAATTAAATAAAGAAGGTGCTCAAAGGAACGGTAAGCAAGATTTAATTCTTGAGGCCGAACAAAAGATTATTGAAATTGGTAACGTCATTCAAATTTATCAAAGGGATTTAAACGCTCTTCCACCAGAACAGGGGTAGTAAATGCCTGTATCTACTAAAGTACAAGTTCGCAGAGACACCGCAGCAAACTGGACTACCGCTAACGCAACTCTTGCTTCAGGTGAAATCGGTTTTGAGACCGACACCCTAAAGTTCAAAATTGGTAATGGCTCAACCGCATGGACTTCCCTAAAATATTCAACCGATGTTTCTCTACTAAACGGGACAATTACATCAGCAACTTTTGCTGGTCTTATTTCAGATGAAACTGGCTCAGGCAATGTTGTTTTTAGCACTAGCCCAGCATTAACTACACCAAACATCGGTGCCGCTACTGGAACAAGCCTGAATGTTTCTGGACAGTTAATTTCCACCCAAACGACTGGAACTGCACCTTTCACAGTTTCTTCTACAACACAGGTTGCCAACCTAAATGTCGCCACATCTGGCTCAGTGAACGCTACAGTTACAGGAACTAACTCCGCCAACCTTGTTTACGGAAGCATGGCTGACAACGACCAGTTTAGAATTCGCATTGGTGGAACTGCTACAAACGAAGGGTTCGTGGAAATTGCTACGGCTGATGATGGCACCGAGCCAATCCATGTAAGACAATACACTGGCGTATTTACCTCGCTGGCTAGAACAGCAACTATCCTAGACGGTTCTGGAAACACTTCCTTCCCTGGCACAGTATCGGGCACAAGATTTATTTCCAATGTCTCAACTGGCACTGCACCTTTTACAGTTTCATCAAACACAGTTGTTACCAATCTAAATGCCGACCTACTTGATGGATTTAATACTGCCACGGCTGCTACAGCAAATACAGTTGCTTTGCGAGATGCTAACGCTAACTTAACCGCAAACGTTTTAAACGCTGTTAGATTTATTTCCAATGTCTCAACTGGCACTGCACCTTTTACAGTTTCATCAACTACACAGGTAGCAAACTTAAACGCAGCAACTACTAGCATTTCGGTAAACATAGGTGCTGGTGCTGCTGGTTCGTTGCCTTACCAGTCCGCAGCAAACACAACTACTTTCTTGGCTAGAACAGCCACAAACAACTCAACACTTGCTTTTAACTCAAGCACTAACGCTCCGTTCTGGGTTCAGCCAACTCTGAGCAACACCTACTACGCAGCAACTACATCTGCCCAACTTGCAGGTGTTATTTCTGACGAAACTGGTTCTGGTGCTCTTGTATTTGGAACTACGCCAACTATTACTCCAGCCAACGCTGTCGCTGCCACATCTGCAACTCAAGCAGGTTACATTGGTATGCCTCAAAACTCTCAGAGCGGTGCGTACACTCTTGTAGCAGGTGATGCTGGAAAGCACATTTACTACACAGTCACGGGTCAGACAGTTACTATTCCAAACAACACTTCTGTTGCTTTCCAAATTGGAACGGCAGTAACATTTATAACCGCTAACTCTGTATCTCTTTCTATCGGTATTACAACAGACACCTTGCGTTTAGCAAATAGCACATCGACTGGAACAAGAACTCTCGCTGCTAACGGTGTAGCAACCGCAATAAAGATTACTTCCAATGTTTGGATTATTAGCGGAAACGGTCTTACATAATGGTTGGTGTAGTCCAAGGTCTTTTGGCTTCTTATGTAGCAGCCGCTGCCCCACCACCTCCAACTTTATTTAGATGTACAAGTTTTCAAATCTCTATCGGCTGTTGTACAAACACAAACGAATGTGGAACTTATGGAGCAGGTGTGTCCTGTACCACACAAACATTCCCAGGGCCAAACGACGAAAACACTTGTTTATAGGATTGATATATGTTAACTGATTCAGCATTAGAGTTTATTTATAGAGGACAAAGAGGCGTTCCTCTTGTCTGGGTAATTGACCAGCAGTGCGTCTACGACTTACCTCTTTCGATAGAGCACGCCGCTATCTTTACTGAAGCAACCGAGGTTGTAGACATATCAGAAGATTACCCAGAGCACGAAGGCGTAACCGTTAGATTTCTAAAAGATGGTCAAGTTTTAGAAGAACTACAAACCTCAGAATACTTTGGTAGCGTTTTATTGAGTAATCCTTTAGTTCTAAGTCTTTTAGACTACCCGTATGGAATGTATGTATCGTCACCTAATGCAATGTTTATAAACAACGAGTTTGTAATTTTAGAAAGAGATACTTCTGGGTTGGAGCCGTTTCACGGTGAGCACTGAACCTAAGAAATCCCGCTGGGAGCAGTACAAAGAAAAGAATGGCGTAACTCCCCTTGACCTGCTAAATCCTAAGACTCGTAAAATTGATGAAAGTCATGCTGAAGAACGTATGGCTATTTGCAAAGCGTGCCCAGAACTTATCAAAGTAATTGACCAGTGCAAACAATGTGGCTGTTTTATGGAATTTAAAACAAAACTAGAAGCGGCTAAATGTCCGCTTGGTAAGTGGTAAGACTAAGACTCTTCTCTTTCTTTTCTAGGCTCCTGCTCTGGACGTCGCTCAAAAACAATTCCGTCGTGCTTCATTTCACAACAACGAGCAAGCACTATCACAACAAAAACCTCCCCACACACCTTACATCTATAAGGGTCTGGCTCTCTATTTTGTTGTTCCATATACGACAATTATCGCACTCAACCTGATAGGCTATTCCTATGACAAAAATGACAAATACCGCTGAAATACTAAATGGCGATGTGAGACAAGCATTGGCATCATTGCCAGACCAATCAGTGCAAACAGTAATTACGTCTCCACCCTATTGGGGATTGAGAGATTACGGCACAACTGGTCAACTTGGACAAGAAGACACTCCATACGAGTTTGTAGAGAACCTTGTAGAAATTTTTCGTGACGTCAAGCGTGTGCTAAAAGATGATGGTACGGTCTGGTTAAACCTAGGAGACTCTTACGTCGGCACTGGACACAAGGGCGAACACAAAGACCCTAAGTACAGTAATGGAAGAAACGGTCAGACCACTGCTTTAAATAATAAAGTTGATGGATTAAAGTCAAAAGATTTGATTGGCATTCCTTGGAGAGTTGCTTTTGCTTTACAAGCAGACGGTTGGTATTTACGTCAAGACATTATCTGGGCTAAGCCAAATCCAATGCCTGAAAGCGTGAAAGACCGTTGTACTAAGTCACACGAATATATTTTTCTGCTTAGCAAAAAACCTAAGTACTTTTTTGACCACGTAGCAATGAAAGAAACTGCCACAACTAAAAATGGAAAACCACGTCAGTTTGGTGCATCTAATCAAGTAGGCACACTTCGTAATGACGAGGGTAGGGTTTTTGAGGACACAGGGCTAAGGAATAAACGAGATGTTTGGTTTGTCCCTACTAAGCCATACAAAGGTGCACACTTTGCTGTTTACCCAACGGCTCTCATCGAGCCTTGCGTTTTGGCAGGGTCTAAGCCTAACGACACAGTGCTAGATATATTTTCAGGCTCTGGCACTACTGGAGTAGTTGCTTTACAAAACAACAGAAACTACATTGGCATTGAGATAAACAAAGACTATGCTGAGTTGTCAGAGCAGAGGCTTACAAGTGAAGTTGGAGTTTTTGGCTCGATTACTGTAAAAAGTGTTGAAAATACTTAAGATGTGTGCTAGTCTTTAAAAGTCAGGCAACTGACAGATTGTAGTTTGTTGTTCATACTCAGTCTCCTTTCGTGGAAAAACCGCTCAGTCCGCACAGATTGGGCGGTTTTTCTGTTTTTGTGCTAGACTGTACACATGTTTAAAATACAAATGACAAAAGATGAAGTCCGAGTTTGCACAATGCTAGCCGTAGAACGCTGGCTAATGAAGTTCGGTAGCACAGACCGACCTAACTACGCAGAAGGTAAGAAAGACGGACGTCTAGAGCCAGAACTATTGGCTAACGTTCGCACTATCGTTGCAGAGTACGCTGTGGCAAAGGCCACCAACAAGTCTTATAACCTGCCTTGGTATCCAAACGAACTGCACCCTTATCGTAAAGACCTACCTGACGTCGGTGGCAACATAGAAGTACGCACAGTTCGTACTTATGATGAAGTTCCTATCTGGAAAAAGGATTCTGGCAAGGCAATCGTGGGCTGTAAAGTTACAGACATGGAATACTTCACAGAAGTTGAAGTCTACGGCTGGGTTATGGCTGACACAGTAATTGATAACGACTATTACATAGACCCGTATATTGGTGGCTGGCGTTATCCACTTACGTCGCTAACTTCATTCCCAGAGCCTACTCATTTAATCAATTCCCAGTAAAACGTTTAAACTTAGGATTAAGTTTATACGGCATTTTTTGCCAAAATAAATGTACGAAAATGATACATTATTATATAACTCTGGAGTAACTATGACTGACAATGCAATTGCATTACTATACGCTCGTGTCTCAACTCAGTTGCAAGTAAACGACGGTGTGAGCCTTGATGTCCAAGAACGCCAACTAATCCAAGCAGCAGAACTGGCTGGCTTTACAGAGTACGAATTAGTTCGTGAAGAGGGTCGCTCA